ATTTCATAATCTTTCTAAAAAGATTCATTATATAATGTAGCCTGAACTCTTTGTCGTTGTTATTTAAGAACTCAAACTTCTGTCTTACGTAGTGACTTCTGATTCTGTTCTTTGTACCGAACTGATACTGAATAGCATGCTTCCACTCTCGCATCAATCTTCTAAATTGTGTACGTACACCTGTTGTCTGATATGTATTGAATGTCTCTATTGATGAAAATGTTTCATCTGACACTTCTGTACCATCAGGTAAAAATATTTCACTTAACCATCTGATATTATCAAATATCTTAGTAATAAAAGGTTCTTTGTTTACTACTGTTGTAATAGATGATGTAGACGGTGGGTTATCATAAAATACACCTCTGTCTCCTTGCTCGTGTATATACGCTTGTGAAGGTATGCTAAAAGGTTTAGGGGTAAACATATTCTTATTATCATTAATATACATAATAGGATTAAATGATCTAAAGGATGTAAATACATCAGATACGTCACTGTAGGCAAGTGTAAATGGAATTGTTATAAGAATTGGATTACCAGATTCATCATATGGTTGTCTATCAAAAAATGTAATAAGAAACTCCTTATTTATATAATCATATGTAGAAGAAATTCCTGCTTGTGCTAGTCCTCCTGTAGGACCATCATTTTGAAGTATTACACCTCTTGTGTTTTCATGTAACCAAGCATTAATTTTTCCTTGTGAAACATCTTTCATCCCTTGAGACCCATATAAATAAAGACCTCCATCTTTTTTATCAAAGAAAAGTACTCCTAATGGTGATACTGCAAAACTAAATTGATGCCAACCACCTATAATTTCTGATATGTAGTCAAATCTTGGAAGTACTCCTGACTTACCAAGTATAATACCTGAACCTGATTGGTCAGTAGTAACAGCTCTTTCATTTACTGACGCTATACCGAAACCGTTTTCTTGCCATGCGTGTAATTGATCGGCATGTGTTATAAGTTGACGTATTTCTCCTAAATCACCTTCTATATCTATGTATTTTTCATAATCCCAATATCGCCAACTATCTAAAGTTTCACCATAAGTTTTAGGACTTGATGCCCATATTCTTACAGGATGTTTAAATACATCAGGTTGTCCAACAGGTAATGGAAAAGATCTTTGTGTATCCATAACTTGAGAAAAAACAAAATTATATTTAAAGTCTTCTCCGTAATCTAAAGGAAATAATTCTGCATTTGGTATTTCTTGTTTACTACCAGCCATATAACCAGCTGGGTTATTATCACCATTTATATGATAACCATGCCTCATACCACTATTTACAAATGCTTCACAAGGATAATATAAACCTACAGCTATTCTTTTCTTTCCCCATTCTGCTGCCTCAGTACTAAAAACTAAGCTATCATTATCAATAAGAGATCCTGCTGGTTCCATTCCAAGAGCATCATCATTATAATTTTTACTAACTTTTAATGTATCAAAAATATTAACATAAGTATCTCCTCCATATACTTTAATTGTATATGATGATTGGTTTTCCTTTAATACTACATCAGTTCCAGTATTAATATAAATATTTTGCTGTCTATTTGCAAAACCAGGACCTCCATATTGACCTAAATTTTTTCTAATATAATTTGCATGAAATTTATCAGGTCGCATTCTTGTTTCGTCACCTGTATACCATATATCACTTACCCAATCACCATACTCATCATATTCAGATATAGGATAATTATAAGCAGGTAAATAACCCCTTGCTGCAAACATATAATTTGTTCCATTAACATTAGGTGTTTCACAATCATCTTCTAATGGTATACCTAAGTTACCATCAAGAGCAATTACAGTTGTTGGAGCACCTATAGAAGTGCCACCAGAATAATTAGGAATATAAGGAGTTTGATTTACAAATGAATAATTACCAACTAAATATTCACCATCTCTTGATACACTTTGAGCGTCATTAATTTTATGTGTATACCCTTCTGAACCAAAACAAGGAGCACCACCATATATTTTATGATAAACAGTTTTTTCTGCAGGTTGATCGGTGTCATTTTTTTGCTCTTTAAGAGTAGATGCTGACATACCTAAACCTTGTACGACTTTTAATTCATCTCCGTCAAAATAATTTACAGGAGTACCAAACAAAAAATCTGGAGAATGAAAACTCATTACAGGGTGGGAAAATACTTTAGTACCCTCTCTAATCCAATCAGAAGAATCTGGAGTTACTATATATCCCGCATAAGGAAGAGGTCCTGCATAACTACCACCGCTTGTAATTTCAGTACGTAATCCATTTAAAGCAAACTTATCAATATCATTTGAATTACCATCTCTGGATTGTCCTTGTAAATACCATTTTTCTTTATATTTATCATAATGAGTTAAATGGATTATTCCTTGTGCAACTACTGTTCTATCTAAAGGTTCTAGTTTTACTCTTTTTATACGAAAACCATCAATTTGATCTGCTATTTCAGGTGGAATATTAACAGTAAATTTAACACCTAAAGTTACACAATTTACAGGACCTCCTCCTGGAGTAAACCGTGTTAAAGGAAATATTCTATTAGTGTCAGCAGCATTTGAAACACCAAAGTTTGGAGTTCCCCCTAAAAGAAGATCATCTTCTTCTACATATCTATCCCAATCTTCCCAAATAGAAGGCATTTTAATATCAGCAATCCATTTTGCATAAATTTCTGCACCGTCTTTATATGGTACAAAAGCAAACCTATACGTCTCTTCTCTTCTATAACCTTTTTGATAATGACTTAAAAAAGGAGATTTAAAATCTGACCAAAGACCTCCTATATTATAAATATTATCTTCTCCTAAATTATCTGTATCACCAGAAGTTTGGCTAAAAGGAAGCCTATAAGGATACTTATAATCACCCTGGCTACCTGTAGGATATTCTGTATCAAATCTAGCAGCATTTGACCTTGCATCTACGTTAAAGTGACGTTGATTAAATTCATAACTAATATTAGGTCCTTCACCACCTAACGTAATTCCATCAGTTTTATATTTATAAATATTTTGATCTGGGTTTATAGCATCTGAATCATAACCCATACCAAAACTTGTAAGTGCTTGTAGGGGTGTTACATTTAATGGAGAACCAGAAATATCGTTAAGATTTATATCACCATTTTCATCAAACCTATATGCTCTTGCATCAAAATCAAGCTCTTTTTTAATACCTGTAGTATTTGCAGCAAATAAAGTATTATCTTTTTTTGCTATAGTATGGCATTTATTAAATATATTTAATACTCTAGTAAATTGAGCTTCAGTAATTATAGATACGTCTTCATCACCAGTATAAGTATATAATAAAACATCGTCTGTAATAGGCTGTCTTATAAGTTTGTATATTTCTGTAGGAGAAGTAAGACTGACTGTTTTTAATACTATAATATTTATATATTCATATGATGTATCTATTTCATCAATTTTTATTCTTATAGCATTATTACTAATTTCACCTTCATCACTTCCATGAAAAGTTTGATAAGTATATGATGGGTTAGAAGCAGATATATAAATGCTATTAGAAGCATGTGAATAGGATGTTTCTACTCCAGAAGCAGTTGCTAAACTATATGCAAATTCATAATGACCTGTTACTACAGAACCTCCTAATAATATATCTTGTAAAATAGGTTTTTTTAAAACAATATTTACATTCATGTTGAGTGTAACAGGGTCAGCACTCATTATATTAGGGTCTGCAACATTTATACTTCTAAGATCATTTAATCTGTCTGTCCAGTAAATGTTTCTTGTAAATGTAGTTTCATCAATTCCTACAATACCACCAGGATTTGCAATTGGATTAGCAGTAGTAAAATTTACATTTTCTGTATAAATAAGTTTTATAGATGTGTCTAAAGTTGCAGTATCATAATCTAATTTAAATATAGCACCTATACCACCAGTAGCCGAAGAATCATTTGTAGTAAAAAGATAAATACTTTCATTTATAGATTCCCAACCTATTATTTGTTGATTAGCTTGGGCTTGCTGAACAGTATTAATTAACCTAATATTAGGATACGGAGCTGAATCTATAGAAATTAGATTATCTGTTTCAGACCATATTCTAAATACATTACCTTGTCTTGATACATTTAAATTTAAAGAGCTAAACGATACATCATTATTTAATGAATTTTCTATTTGGTCAAAATAATCATCTTCATCATTATATTGACCTTCAAATACATTACCTACGTATACTCCAGAAGTTGCAACTATTCTAATTTTTTCTAACCAAGGTCCAGGTAAATTATAATAATCTTTAAGTCCTAATCTAATTACAGAAGCAATATCAGGAATAGTGAAAGAAAGTTTATTACCCTTTACATTAGATATAATATACTCAGATGCACTGTTTCCAGCATTAAGCTTCATGTCTTGCGCATCATCGTATGAATCTTCAGGACGTAGCGTTTCTGCTACATCTTTTATCATTCCTTTTGCAAATGTGTTAAGCGTATTATCCATTATCTTCTGTTTCTGTAACTAGAGTTTCTACTTAGGTTTGAAT